TATACAATTCTAGTGGCAATGGTTTTACTTCTTTAACATCATCTAATAGTTCTGATGTACAGGGCGCAGAAAATGTTGTAGTTTTTAAGAACCACGCTTTTTACTCTAAAGGTAGTAAGATATTTTTTACAGCACCTAACACAGTAGATGACTTTGCTACAGGTAATGGCGCTGGTACTTTAAATATTGGACATGATGTTACAGGCTTAGTAGGCTTTCGTGATCAACTTATTATTTTTACTACAGATACAATTAAAAAACTTGTAGGTAATACATCCTCTGACTTTAGGTTAGAACCTATAACAGATAGAATAGGATGTATTAACCCAGACAGTATAAAAGAATTTGGTGGTGACATAGCATACTTATCTCCTGATGGTATACGCTTACTTAGTGCTACTGATCGTATTGGTGACCTAGCTCTTGACATTGCTTCTGATCCTATTTATAAAGACGCTAACGAATTTATATCACAAACAGATACATTTTGTTCTGTATTAGTCAGAGGTAAATCTCAGTATAGACTATTTGCGTATATACCTTCTGTGCAAGCAGCCAGTGCATCTGGTTTAATAGCAACTAAATTTATAGCACAGGGTGGTAGTGGTATAGCTTGGTCAAGGACTAAGGGCTTAAAAGTAAATGTAGCAGACAGTGCATATTCAGGCGCACAAGAAACTATTATGTTTGGTAACGATGATGGCTTCTGTTATAGAATGGACTCAGGTAATTCGTTTGATGGTGCTGCTATAGAAGCGATATATGAGTCTCCTTTTATGCCTATAACAGATCCACAAATACGTAAGACTATGTATAAGCTTAGTTTATATGCACAGCCTACAGGTACTATGTTATTGGATGTTAACTTTAAAATAGACTTTGATACTAAAAATGACCCAGGTGTAGTTCAACCAGATCTTATACAGATAGGTGCATCGGGAGGTGGTGTAAGTTTATATGGTGCGTCTACTTCTGTATATGGAGGCACAGGCGTAACTTTTGGTGGTAATCTAGATCAAGTTTACTTTGAAAACTTAGTAGGTTCTTTTAAAACAATAGCAATGCGTATTACAGACAACTCAACAAATCCAACCTTTACTCTAGACACAGCAGTTCTTGAGTACAGACAACATGATAGGCAGTAAAAATGGCAGGTTATACAAGACAAGCAGCAGCTAATATTACTACAGGCAGTGTTATTGATGCTGATGATTTTAACGATGAGTACAACCAAATACAATCAGCATTTAACGCTGGTACTGGTCACTCTCACGATGGCACAGCAGCAGAGGGCGCACCTATTACAACAATAGGACCATCGCAAGACGTAGTTGCTACAGCATCTGTGCTTAGACCTAAAACAACCAACACTGTAGATTTAGGTACAACATCACTACAATACAAAGACGCTTTCTTTGATGGTACAGTAAAAACAGATACACTAACTGTAGATGAGAATGCTACAATAACAGGTAACCTAACTGTAAACGGTACATTATCGTCCTCCAGTGGTTCTATGGCTAATTTTATTTTGGAAGATGGTGATGGCACTGAGGTTACTATTGACGATGGTAAGGAAGTTAAGTTTGTTGAGGGAACAGGTATAGATATAAATTGGACTGATGTTTCAACAGGTTCAGATACAGACCCTTATGATTTAACATTTGCTCTTAAAGGAGATCAAAGGCTAGCAGCGGCTACTGATGTATATGTTGGCAATTCAGATGAGCATATTCATTTTAATGATGGCAGTCAGCATATAGAATTTATGACTGGCGGCAATGAGGAGATGAGGCTTGAAAATGATGGTGACTTACATGTTGACGGTAACGTTGTAGCCTACTCAACAACCGTATCTGATGAAAGACTAAAGCATAACATACAAAAAATAGATGGGGCTTTAGACAAGCTATCTCAAATAAATGGTTACACATTTACATACAACAGTGACGGTGGCAAAGAGTCTGCTGGTGTAATAGCTCAAGAAGTAGAAAAAATATTACCTTCTGCAGTAGAAAACAAATCATTAGTTTTTCATGGAGAAGAGGGTGTAGAATATAAGACGGTGCAGTATGATCAGCTTCACGGATTACTAATAGAAGCTATCAAAGAATTAAAAGAACAACTAGATCAGTGTAAGTGTGAGTGTAAATAATGGCTCTACAAAGTAGTGGTCAAATAAGTTTAAACGATATTCATGTTGAGGTTGGCGGTACAAGTCAGTCTGAATGTTCTTTAAACGATACTGATATAAGAGGTTTAATAAGCAAGTCATCACAAGCACAGAATGCTATTAGTGAGTACTATGGTGTGTCCTCAGAAATACAACTGTCTTCTGGTGGTAATGTAAACGGACAGGCACAAAGACAAGAAATAACCGCATCAAGTTATATATCATCGGGAGGTACTTTGCGTATACCTTCTACTATGTGGGTTTGGTCAGATAGTAGAACAACGGCAGCACTGACGATAGATATACCATGCACTATAATTAACGATGGTAAGATTATAGGTAAAGGTGGTCAAGGTGGTTCTGGTCTTAGGATTAAAAATTTACCACATCCCACTACAAGTGCTTATAGTACTGGTTATAACACAGTCAATCAAGGTAGTGGTTCAGATGGTGGCCCTGCAATTAAAATAAACTCAGGTGTTAGTGGCGTAACAATCATAAACAGTTCTGGTGCGTATATTGCTGGCGGTGGCGGTGGCGGCGGTTCTTCTGGCGTTGAACCGCAAAACAGCTACTCGGGAGGTGGCGGCGGTGCTGGTGGAGCAGACGGCGGTAAAGCAAACTTTACAGATAATGAAGGAAGAGGATACCCCAACTACACCACTAATGGCCCCAACCACTCTACATTTGCTGCTTATGGTGACAGTGGTGGTCAAGCAACTGGGATTGGTAATAATAACCCACCTAATATGGGTTTTGGCGGTAAACTTAACGAAAAAGGAGTTAGGTTTTATCGTCCTGATGCAAGCACATTTAGTTACCTCTTCGCATACAGAGCGGAGGCTGGTGGTTCTGCTATTCGTTCTGCTGGTGAGGATGCAGTATCATATGGTGGTGATGGAGGTGGTAGAGTACTGCCAGGAGTAAGATATAATCCAACCTTTCAATTACAGGGTGGAACCGCAAATTCTACTAATGGTTCGTATGGCGGTGCAGCTAATGAAGCTGGTGAAAACGGTGGCGCTGGAGGAAACACAGGAGAGCCTGGTGGTGGCGGTGGCTGGGGTTCAGCAGGAGGTAGAGGCTATCGAGGAGCTTTTACGTCTGTACAGTGCCAAGGTGGTGACGCTGGTAAGGCTGTAGATGATAGTGGCGTTTCATATACTCTCAGCAACAGTGGAACAATTTACGGTGGAACATAATGAGTAGATATATTTATGCTGAAACTGCTTACGATACTGTAAATGAAGTTGAAGCTGCAGTAACAGCCATGAAAGCAAGACTTGATAATAACCCTACTGATTGGTGTGTGGTTAAACCTTCTGTAAGTAGTAAGACACTTCGTATTGATGATAATGATGTTGTGGCTTACGCATATGGTAATCCTTTAAACGATACACAAATAAACGCATTGGATAGTTCTGACACTGTATATAATGTTTTTTCAGTTTATGATGCAGATAACTACACAGCAGTTTCAGAGGGTGATGTTGCTGCAAAGGTAACAGCAATAAGAAAAGGTTATGCTAGGTGGTTATCTTTAGATAAATACTTTGATAGTCAAGTAGAAGAAGGTGCAGCTTTAATTACTTACAACGTAACAAACGAGGATATGTCGGGCTATGTCTAGCATCACACCAGAAGAATTGGAAAATATGCTAGATCGTGCTGCCAAGCGTGGTGCTTCAGAAGCATTGCGTGAAGTAGGGCTGCATGATGATGACGCTCGTAAGGACATACTTGAGATGCGTAGCTTACTAGAAATGTGGCGTGACACACGAAGAGGTGTATGGTCAACCATTGTAAAAATGTCAACCGTAGCAGTAATAACTTTCATAGCCGCATCACTGTGGATGCAAATAGGGAAATAGAATATGGCTAAAAAATTTATGGGTTTCAAGCCTGAGACAATGCACAACAAAATACTCCCAGCGTTAGGCTATAATGGACCTAAAGACCAAAAGTCTATCAACGCTTTCCTAGCAGCTAGTCCTGCAGCAGCAGCCAAAATGGGTAAGTACACTATGGCAGCTAGGCAGATGATTGAAGGTAAACGTGTTGGTGCATTTACAGGAATGTTTGGTGGACCTAAGTTTGGTACTCCTGAGTATAAAGAACTAACAGCAAAAACACATTCTGCTGCGTTACAGAAACAAAAAGATAAAGAGACATTACGTTCTGGTAGTTTAGCAGATAGGTTAAAAGTTACTAGTGATCCACAGCTTGCTGTTAGAGGTCTACCAGACGCCTCACCTAGTACAAACAGTGGAAGTAATGCATCTGGTGGTCCATTAGTATCAATGCCAGGTATGACAAACGCAGGTGTTACAGCAGGGGGTACTACGCAAGCAAGTGGTGGTACTTCTGGTGATGTCAACTCTGCTGCTGCAACAAGAGGCGGTGGTATGCCAAGTGGTTCAAACTTAACTACACAAATAGGACAAGATCCTACTAAGCCTGTTACTGTCGCTAATGTTGTATCAACAGATGGTGGATCAGCAGCTTTAATACCACAAAATACAGGACAAGCAGGTGCAGCAAATACAGCAGCATTAACCACAGGAGCAACTGCAGCCCAAGCACCAGCGCCCACTCCAACACCAGCACCTCAAATGGAAGCTGCTCAGTCTCAGGAAAAAATACAAGATGCTCTTTCTGGTATGGATTCTGCACAAGGTCAACTAAGTCAAGAGTCCTTAATGCAAGCAGCACAAATGGACCCTAATTCTGCTGCATCATTACAATTAGAAGCTGCACAACTAGGTCAAGCACAAACAGTACAAGCACCCACTCCTCTACAAGTAACACAAGATCAGCTTGTAGATGGTTCTGCTGTAAACCAAGGACAGGTAGATTCTACCCTAGCAAAAGCTGAAGCAGCCCTTGTGCAAGATGAGATGGCTGACTTGATGCAAGACTTTCAGGGTGGTAAAACACCTGTGTGGGCAGCAGGAGCCATGAGAGCAGCTAACGCAGCTATGGCTGCACGTGGGTTGTCTGCTTCAAGTATGGCAGGTATGGCTATCACACAGGCAGCTATGGAAGCTGCACTGCCCATCGCACAGATGGATGCATCTAATAAACAAGAAATGGCTATGATGAAAGCTGAACAACGTGCTAGATTTATGGGCATGGAGTTTGATCAAAACTTTCAAACTAAAGTAAAGAATGCTGCACGTATATCTGAGATAGCTAATATAAACTTTAGTGCAGAGCAACAAGTAGCACTAGAAAATGCTCGTATGGCTCAGACTGTAGACTTAGCTAACCTATCAAATAGACAAGCTAAAGTTATGGCTGATGCAGCGACTATGACGCAGATAGATATGGCTAACTTAGACAACAGACAACAAGCAGCCGTACAGAATGCACAAGCTTTCCTACAAATGGACATGAGAAACTTAGACAATCAACAACAAATGACTATGTTTAAGGCACAGGAAACAGCTAATTCTATTTTAAGTGACACTGCTGCGCTAAATGCTGCAAGACAGTTTAATGCTACATCTCAAGGACAGACAGACCAGTTCTTTGCAGCACTAGGTTCTCAGGTACAAAGGTTTAACGCTGAGCAACAGAACGCTATGTCAAGGTTTAACGCAGGTGAAGCAAATGCGCTGGCACAGTTTAACGCTGCACAAGAGAATGCACGTGATAGATTTAACGCTCAGAACCATCTTGTGATTGCACAGGCTAATGCTCAGTGGGCGCAGAACATAACTACAGCCAAGAATGCTGCAGCTAACCAAGCTAACCGTGATGCAGCTATGGCAGCTAATAACTTAACCATGACAGCCTACAACAACACTGTGCAACGTGAGCGTGACTTACTAGCATGGGCATGGCAGTCAGGTGAGAATGCTAGAGAAAGAGATAAAGCTATAGCAGTAGCTACAATCTCTGCTAGTGGGGGTGAAAAGAGTGGTAATATTGTTGCAGATGCTGCTGGTAATCTGCTTGGAAAGATCGCCAACAAAGCTATTGATCTTATCTTCCTGTAAAGAAAGCACTATAATGACTACATACAATCCTAGAAGTGTATTCCAATCATACGAACAGTACGGTAGAGCGAAAACTAAGCAAGCTAGTAAGCCTAAGAACGCTAATCAACAAGCTGCTAGGACAATGAGTTCTGTAGGTGTAGGCGGTCTTGGTGGTAGAACTACTACATCTGCTGCACAAAAGATTCAAGATAGATTTAGAAGAGAGACACAAAGGGATAGTGGTAGCACCTATGATGAAGTACCACAGACTATAACTACAGGGCTAGGCTCTAGGAAAGCTCAAGATACTAAAGATGAAAGCATGTCTGTAGGTACAAAGATAGACAGAGCTTTTGTAAAAGTTATGACAAGTCTTATACCTGACTTTTCTCCACCTAAAGAACAAGCTGTGTTTCCTTTAGAGGTATATGGTGGTCCTCTGTTTAGAGTGCCAACACCTACTCCTGTTAATATACAAGAGCTAGATGACGCAGCAAGAGATACTTCAAGAACGTTCTCACCTACAGCTATGGAGCCACCAACGCTACCGACTACAGCTACAGACAGTGATACAGGGTTAACAACGCCAAGAGGTTTGATGTCACCACCCACCATGACACAACCTGAATAGCCAAGAGGTGTGATGGGAATACGTACAGTCT